GCGCCCTCAATACGCCCCGCGACCTCGGCGCGTCCGGCGGCCTCTTCGGCCGCCGTCGGCTCGTCGATCTCGTCGGGCTCGATGCTCGGAGGCAGGTCGAGCTGGAAGCCATTCGGGCCGAACCGCCCCGCGACCTGCTCGGCCGAAATGACGCCGCGATCGAGGTAGATAGCATCAGCGTCGGCGACGGCCTTACGGGTGCCGGCGATCTCGCCGTCGCTCTCCTCAAGCAAGGCCCGGAACTTCGGCCGCACATCGACGGGCGCGGTCCCCTTGGTAGGCCCCTGGCGAGCGCCGAAGATCACGTTGTAGAGCGTGACCAGGTGCGGCGCGAGCTTGTTTTCTTGCTGCGCCCGGATGACACGATCCCAGCTTTGCCGGCCACTCTTGTCGTCCGTGCTCAACCCGGCCGGAGCGTGGCCGAACAGGATCGTCAAGGGGATGCCCGTCACCGCCGAGAGCATCGCCTGCGCCTCGGTCGACAGCTCGCGGAACCCCGTCGGCGGATTGGAGTTGTTCGCGTATTCGTCGGCTTCGCCGAGGATAATCATGCCGAGCATGCTCTTGGCCCGCGCCATGAGACGCATCCGCGCGGCGACCTCTCGCGCCTGATCCGCCGTGGCGAGACCACGCAAGCCGGACACCTTGAGCACGCTCTCGCGCAACTCCTGCGCGAGCGTCGCCCCGCCGGCCATGGTCTGCGCGAGGTTGCGGACCTCATCGTAGACCGCCTGCAGCTCGCTGTCATCGAGGGAGCGTCCGCCCGAGATCGAGTGCCCGGCCGAGTGCCGCAGGCTCGGCGGCCGCAGACGACCGCGGAAGTAGAGCACCCGCGAGGCGTGCACCGCCGTCGGCGTGCGGCCGGCAGTCGATGACGTCACACCCGGAATCGACGGCGCAAGCCCCCAGATCAACGGGTCACGGAACGTACGCGAGCGTACATCGGCGTCGTACTCGACCGGCCAGCTCTCCAACGCATCGAACACCTGCAACGCGAGCACGCGCCGCACGCGCCGCATATCGAGCGGCTGCACCAACCAAGCGGCGGGATCGTCGCGGAACTGTGCCGGGATCTCGTCGTCGGTGACCATGAGCACGATGGAGTGCCCCCACAACCGGGCGAGGCTCCACGCCTCGGCCATGGTCGGCGCGACCTCGAGACGGCGATCCTCGTCGGCGGCGGCGTCGACTGTCGGTCGTTTGCCGCCGGCGGCCTCGGGCGCAGCGGTGACCGTCCATCCCTTGCGCGTCGCCTCGGCCGGGACGACGTCGACGATCCGCCGGGCGATCCCATTGTGCAAGTAGAGCGCCGCCAGTTCGGCGTCTGACAACGGGATACGCATCGTGTTCGGTCGGGCAACGGCGCCCTTGTCTTCGGTACCGCCGAGACCGGTGATCGCGTTGACGATCGAAGTGCTATCGAAGCGCTCGACGGCATTGCCGTTGGCGCCGCCGTTGGCGCCGTTCGCGCCGCCCGGGGCGCGCACGACCGTGGCGGCCGGCGCCAACGGCGCCGTCGGCGGCGGTGTGAATCGTCGACCACCGAGCGCGGCAGCGGCCAACGAACGAACACGATCACGAAGTGCCATAAGCGCTCCCTGTTCGGCGTTCTATCATGCTAGACCCCGGAGCCTGCCGAGGTGTTCGGCAGGCTCCGGGGCCGCTTGTCACACAAGGAGCGGGGGCCGACCGCCAAGTAGGCCCCGCGCTCCTATGGTATCACGCGCCGGCGTTTCGACGCTTCCTGATGGCCGTCGAGACGGTCTTGCGCGGCCCGCCGGGTGTCTCGGTCTCGACGCTCTCGATGATCTCGAGCACGTCGTCCCACTTGCCCCCGGCCAGCTCGGCGGCGATCTTGCGGGCGGACTGGTTGAGCAAGGCGGTGACCCGAGAACGCGCCACCGGTGCCGATGGCTCCGATGCATCGGCGACGGCGGGCGCCTCGGCCTCGGCCAGGAAGGTCACCCGCCGCACCTTGTCGCGTCGACCGCCAGCGAGCTGCACCGCGAGCCGGTACGCAGCCGCCTCGCTCGTGCTCTCGAACATGCGTACGCCACCCGACACGTTCGGTGCAACCAACCGAACGGCCCATTCGCCGTTGACGGCCTTCTGCCCGTACTCTACTCTCATCTCGGCCTCCGTTTGTCCATAAGTCTACAGCAGGTCGACCCACGCCAGCTCGCCGGCGATGTCGTCGGCCTCGATCACGGCCCATCGGCAGAACAGCTGCGAGGCGCTGTCGACCTGATCGTCGTTCGCGCCGGCCGGGAAAGCCACGTGCTCCTCGACCCAATCAGCGAGCCAAGGCGCATGCTCTTCGAGCGGGTACCACACCTCGCCCGCCTCGTGGGCGAGGGCCGACACTTCGGCGCGGGCCACCTTCGACCGATCGGGTTCGTAGCCCACCACACCGCCGTGCCCCTCCTTGCGCATCGTCTCGATCACCGCATCGCCGTTCGCCTTCGCCTCGACGAGCACAAGCCGCCCCCATGGCCACTTCCCTCGCACCCGGCGCAACATGGCGCACGTCTCGAAAAGGCCCATGCGCCCGTGGAACACGTCGAGCAGGTACTTCCCAGGGGCAAGGCCGCCGGAATCGCGGGCGTTGGCGCCATTCCTGGCGTTGGCGTTGAGTGATCGCCGGCGCTTCCGCCCCCAGACGGAGGCGCAGACGTAGTCCGCCTTGTCGTGGTCGCGAAACGCGCAGTCCACCGACACTTCAACCGCATCGAAGGCGCCGCGCCGAGCCAGCTCCAACGGGATGCCTTGGTAGTGACGGCCGAACCACTCCCGCTTGAACAGGTTGCCGGCCATGCTGCTCGGGCGCTGTTCGTACTGCGCATCAGCGTGCCGCGGCGTGAGCCGCCGGCGCAGCTCGACGCCGCGCTCCTCGCTCAACACGGCCGGGGCGAGCAGCTCACCCGGCTGGCGAGGATCGTCGGCGTGCACGTCGGGGTGCTCGGGATCGTAGTGCAGCGGCAGGCACACAACTCGGCTGCCTCTGTCGATCAGGTCGCCGGGCAGATCGGCCACATGAAGACGCTGCGCGACCACAAGGCGCCACGCCCCGGCGTTGAGCCGCGATTGCAGCGCGCCGTGGTAAAGCACCCGGATCATGCGCATACGCTCGGCGACGCGGTCGGGGTCACCGACGATCACCTCCTTGGCGTCGGCGGGGTCGTCGACGATCAATCCGTCGCCGCGCTTGCCGGTGACCATGGCGAAGATCCCAGCGGCGTTGCGACCACCACCGGTGAGGGTGCCGTTGGCGGCGGTCAAGTCGAAGTTGACCTTGGCGGCCTGATCTACCGAGAGCGACCACGGCCGCCACTCCTGGTCAGAAAGCACGACCCGTCCGCCACCGCCACCACCACCGCCACCGCCGGGCCCGGCGTCGACGGTCGGCCGAATCAACGGCCGACCTTCCCGGTCGACGGCGGCCTCGTCGATGACGGCCTCGCCGCGGTCGAGGGCGAGGCGCAGCTGCAACGCAGCGAACGCCTCGGTCTTGAGCACTTCGCGCGACAGGCGCGAATCACGGGCGGCCAGCTCGCCCTCGTTCGCTCTCGTAATCAACCGGAGGTGCGGAATGTGCAACCACAACCAGGCCGGGAAGAACACCGAACAAAGGCGGCTTTTCGCGTGGCCAGGCGGTAGACACACCACCAGCTCGGCGCCGTCGTCGGGGTAAGGGGTGCCATCGGGTGCCTCGCCGCGGGCGAGGCCCTCGAGTTCGGCGCAGAGCAGGTCGAGGTACCAGGCCCACACGAGCGGCCGGCCGGGCTCGATCTCGGGCCAGAGGTACCTGACGAACCCGGCGAGGGTGTCGATGGCGCAACGGATTTTCGCGCGCTCGCGTAGGGTCTCTCGTTCCAGGCGCTCGGCCTCTGCGCGGACAGCATTTGCCTTGCCGGCCTCGTCGGCGACGGCGGTGGCGCGGGCGGCGCCGTCGGTCGCCGTGGTCAAGCGGCGGCCTCGGCCTCACCGCAGCAGCTCACGTCCCCGCAGTATTGCCCGTAGGCATGAGGCGCCTCGCACTCGTTATCGCCCAACTCGCAGTCCGCCTCTTCGCACGCCCAGCGTGATCACTCTAACACGCCAAGACCGGGATCGGCGTCTAGTTGTCGCGCATACGCTGTCCACCTTCGGCGGATCACATCGCAGTAGGTCGGGCTGATCTCGCACCCGAATCCCCGCCGCCCATGCTGCGCGGCGGCGATCAACGTCGTACCGCTACCCAGGAACGGATCGAAGACGATGTCGCCCGGATCGGTGAAGGCGCACACGAAGAATCCAGGGAGCTTGACCGGAAAGGGGGCGGTGTGTGACGGCGCACCATCCTGCGAACACTCGATCACGTTGTTGGGGTACGCGAAACCAGCTCCCTGCGCTGCTCGCTTCGCCTCCTCGTTGATTGCGGCGTAGCCTGTATGCGGATCGCTTTGACTGAACTGGGTTCCCGACGAATACGCGATCGCCGCGTCGCTTGCGTGCTTCACGTTGTCAGGACGAAACTTGATCTTCTTCTGCGTCGTGAAGTGATAGACCGGTTCCCATCCATTCTTGAAGCGATCAGGGAAGCGTCCCGGTACCGTGTTTCGCTGCCAGCAGAACTCGTCGACGAAACGCCAGTTCCAACGCCGACAATGAGCAGTCAACAGGTCGATCACATAGAGATGCCGCTCACCGTCTTCGGCGTGCGCTTTGATGTTCACGAACCACGATCCGTCGTTTGCTAGGTGCGCTCGAGTATTTCGTTGCACAGCGTCAAACCACCCGACATATTCATCAGGCGGTATCGGCCGAAAACCGCTTGCCTCATCGTAGGTCCGCCGGCTGGCGTAGGGCGGCGACGTAATCGCGACGTTCGCACGTTCGTTGTTGCCGAAGAGCCGTACGATAACCTCGGGATCACGGCAATCGCCGCAGATTAATCGGTGCGGGCCGAGCACGTATACTTCGCCCACTTCGCTACTCGGTGGTCCAGCCTGCACTGATGGCGACGCAGGAGGCGGTGGTGGCGCGGGCTCCGCCAGCAAGCCCCCAGGGCCGTACAGCTCGGCATCGTCGAAGCCTAGCCCCTCGAGCGGGTCGTCGAGGCGACCGGCCTCGACCTCTCCCAGCAACCCCTCGTCGGCGCGTAACTCCCCCAGCAGCGCTCCGAGGGCGGGATCGTCCCACCGGGCCGCCTCGGCGCTTTTGTTGTCGGCGATCATGTAGGCCCGCCCCTCGGCCTCGTTGTAGCCGAGCACGTGCGCCGGGATCCGTGTACGCCCCTCACCGACGGCGGCGGCGATCCGCGTGTGGCCGGCGACGATGATCAGCCGCCGTTTGGCGGGGTCTGGTTCGGGGTCCTCGGGGTCAGGTCGCACGACCGGGATCGCGGCGAAGCCGAACCGGCCGATCGATGCAGCGATGCCCGGCACCGCATGCTCGTTGTCGCGCGGGTTGCGCGGATCGCCAGCAAGGCGGTCGATCTCGACCATGATGACCTCGCCGTCGTCGGTCTTCACCAGGCCCCCGCCGCGCCCCTCGACCACAGATAGCCCTGCCACCACAGCACAACGAGCGAGCCGTACACGAACCCAAAGAAAAACGCCACGTCTACTCCTTCGCCACCACTGCCGTTGCCGCTGCCGCCGCGCCATCGCGAGCGAAGTCCCGTCGAGTGAGATGATCGCCGATGCCCCTGCCGACGACCATAGAGGAAAACAACACCAGGGCAACGCCAAGGCCGCCCACCGCGCCCTCGTGATAATCACCGCAGAAACCGATCAAAACCCCAATCGACCCGACGATCATCCGCATCCTGTTGTCGCGGGTCATGCGCCCCCCGCCACGTCGGCGGCCGCCGCGCCGCCGGCCGCCGCAACCGCGGCCGTGCAGACCCCGCATATCTGCACCATGCGCGAGATTGGCTCGCCATTATCGTCGCGGGCGAGGCGTCCGCGACGATCGCGCTCGAACCCATCGAGCACCTCGACAACGTCACCGGGATCGCCGGAGTCGGCGGGCGTGCCCTTGACGGCGTTCTTCGGTCTCGGTGGCCGCACGATGTCGCGGTGCTCGCACCACAGACGTCCACCTCGGCCATTTTCGGCCGCTTCGCCCCCGCCTGCCAGCGCCGACCGCGGCGGTCCAAGCGCGCCCCGCCGCCGAAGCAACGCAACAGCTCGGACCTGATCCTCGACGGACAAGGTGCTGATCTGAACAGCCTTCGGCGGCGGTCGACGAGTAGTCATGCCGTAGCCTCCGGACAATGTAGTTCATGTACCTCGATGCAGCTGCACTTTCGGCGGTGAGCGGCGGCACTGTCGGCGATCCGCCGTTGCAGCTCGCGACGAGCGACATCGCGCGCACAACGAGCGCGCTGCACCCTGCCTTGTAGTTCACTGATTTCATTCAGCCGAATCCGGTCGAGCGCATCCGAAACCAATCGCACCGCGTCGATCTCGGCGCGCAGCTCGACCAGGGCGGCGCGGGCGATGTCGCGCTCGCGCTCGGCTTTGCGCTGCAAACCCCTCGCCGTGGCCAGCTCGCGCTGCGCCCGACGGGCGGCCACAACGACAGCGCCACCAACCCCGCCACCGCCGCTCACAACAACCTCATACCGCCGCCAGACGAACCGCCTTCGTCGGCGGCGTCGGCGTCGATGCCCTCGTCGACGAAGGTCCACGCGAGATCGTCGAGCAGGTCGCGGTCAACCAGGGCGCCAAGCGTCGCAATGGCGCGCTCGCGGCCGTAGTCACCGCCTTCGGTCACGAGGGCCACCAACCCGTCCACGACGCCGGCGGCGACGCCGTCGTTGCCGGTGATGGGGCGCACCTCACCGCCAGGGCGCACGAGCGCAACGCACAGCTCGGCCAACGCGGCGGCGGCTTCGAGGCGCGCCCGTCTGGTGACGGAAGAGGCATCACCGCCGGCACCACCAACAACCACGGCGAGCAGCACCTCGCGGTCGAGCATCGTACGCAGGGCGACGCCGGCGGCGTCGCGCCCCTTGCGGGCCGTCGTCAACGCGACGCCCTCGGCGATCTGGCGGGTCAGCTCGGCGAAGCCGGCGCCCTCGATACCACCGACGACGCCGCCGTCGACGGCAGCGCCAAGATCGACGCCGAGGGCGTCGAGCGCACGGCCGACGGCCTCGAGGCGCTCACGCTCGCGGTCGGCGGCGCGGTCGCGGCCAGTGTCGACGTCGGCGGTTCCTGTCCCTGTCCTTGTGCCCACGAATCCTCCCCCGAGGTCGACGGCGAAGGCGCCCGCGCAAGGCGCCACCGCCGATGTACATGCATACCACGTCACCGCAGAAGTGCGCCACCAGCGCGGGCTTTGCGCGGCCGGCCGGGGCGGGCTACGTCAAGGGCGCCGCCCATTCCGTGGTGCTTACACGCATAGCTCAATTGGTAGAGCATCAGTCTCGTAAACTGAACGTCGCGGGTTCAATTCCCGCTGCATTGAAAATCAGCACCACAACTCGGGCGGCACTTCCCCCTCCCTCCTCCGGCACCTTTCTTACCCCCACGACCGGCGGTGTTGACCTAGGTCAACACTCGGCCCGACCAACGCCGCCGGCCGCCCTGGCGGCCCGCTGGCGGCCCCTACGCAACCCGCACTACCTTGTGCGGCAGGACGACCTCGAGTGGCGTCTGTAGGCGCCAATTCCCTGCACTGACGAACCTCGCCAACGCGTCGCACCGGAAGGCGCTCACGTACCCCGGTGACCCCTTGACGAAGGCCCCTCGAAGCCATTTCCCTCGCGCCTTGACGTACGCCGCCACCCAGGCCGCCTCGATGTCGCGGTGCTCTTGTCGACCAAGTGTCGCGCCCCCGTACACCGACGGTGGCCCTTCGGCGAAGCGCGGCCGGATCTTCTCAACCGCATCGTCGGTCGTGTTCTTGGTCGTCTTGCCATCACCGCCACTATGGATGGACGTGTCGTAGATCACCAGGTGCGCGAGGGCGGTCCGTAGGTCGAGGTTGGCGGCGGCCTCGACGGCGGGCTTCCAGTAGACCTTGTCGAAGACCCAGTCCTGCGAGAGGCGCATGACGGGGTCGGTGGCGGCCGCCTGGAAGTGCGACACGAACCCCAAGGCCATGGCGGCGTCGCCGGCCTCGAGGGACCCGGGGCCGGTGCCGTCGCCGATCGACCCGTTGCGACGAAGCCACGGCAGGTACCCCGCCGACGCCATGGCGTCGGCGACCGGGCCGGCGCTGTTGTTGTCGATGTACGCCTCGATGATTGCGTAAAGAGAACCCGCCCTATCGGTCGCCTGGTGTTTCCCTCCGGTCAGGCCGGCGCCGTCGCGCCGGTCGCCGATCGCGGCGTAGGGGGCGATGGCGGCGGCGGCGGCACCGGGGTCGGCACCGGGGTCGGCACCGGTCTCGAGGATCGCGAGCACGCGGTCGATGACGGACCGGGCGCGGGTGCTGATGGCGGGGCGGGCGGTCATGACGTCACCGCCGCCACCGGCGGCCGCTCGGCGAGCATCGCCAGAAAGGACCGCACGTCTTCGGCGGTCACCGGGCCGGTGCCAGGTATCGGCATCCACGGACCACCGTCCAATGAGCACCGTAGGCCGCTCTCACCATCGCCGAAGGAACCGATCGCCTCGACGCGCATTCGGCGCACGTCACCGACGGTCAGTAGGTTTTGCTCGATGAACGCCTTCCGAGTGCGGGCTTTCAACGCGTGGAACGCCGGCAGGTCCTCGAGGGGCGTCTCGTCGGGGATGGCCGGCGCGGGCGGCGGGGTCGGCGGGGCGGCCGCCTCGGCGGCGGCGTTGAGTGCCGCAGCAAGTAGATGCATGTGCACCTGCTCGACCTTGGCGCCTTCGTTCGGCCACCCTAGCTCGGCGAGTAAATCAGCGGTCTCGTAAAGCAGAACCGACCACTGCCCGATGCGCTCACGAGGATCACCGGCGGTGCGGGCGATCTCGAGGCGCGACGCGGCGCGCACGCCCCGGCGAACGACGATAGCGACGATCTCGGCGGCAGTGCGATCGGTGGTCATGGCGTACCTCCGTTGTCGGCGTGGAATGCTGCACGTTCAAGGCTGCGCGCGTAAGAGCGACAAAACCGTCCGCCGTGTTGACGGAACAACCGATGCACGCGGTCCTGGATTTCCAGGCTTACGACAGGATCGTCCCCGGCCAACGCACGCATGAGGCGATGGGTGTCCCGTATGTTCTGGCGGTAGCGTTGGTAGCCCGACCCCATCAACCAGGAAAGCATGCGTTGGTCGCTTGTGAGCGTGCTCATCTCGTCCACGGCGGCGCGGCCGCCTCCCCTTCGCCAGGAGCGTCACCGAGCAACTCGACGATCTGCGTGCGGGCGGGGCG